GGCCAGACGCCTGTGCCGAGCTTCAGCCCCGAGTTCCGTGAGATGCGGGACCGCTGCAACACGGGCATCGAGTTCATCCTGGGCATCCCGCAGTACAGCCGTGGTGTCGTCGGTGTGGCTGACGTTGCTACCGAGGTGGCACTGGCTGACACGGCCACGCGTACCCGCAACGGTCGCCGCATCAAGATGATCGAAGACTGTGTCGACAACAACTCCCAGAAGGTTGTGGGGCTCTACGAAGAGTTTCTGCCGCCCAACACGGTGCTGCCCATCCGGCTCACGGACAGCCAGGAAGTGCTCCAGGTGACGCGGCAGACGCTGGCCATGCGGCCCCGGCGCAACCCCGCCGAGAAGCCTCTGGACTTCGACTACATCGCCATCCCGTACAGTCCGACCGAAAACCACCGACTCGTGCAGCTTCAGAAGCTCCAGCAGTACATGCCGCTGCTTCTCGAAAGCCCTGCGGTGGACAAGACCAAGCTCATTAACAAGCTGCTTGACCTGCTCGGGATGCGTGACATTCTAGCCCCCCCAGGTCAGCAGCAGGCACCGCCCCCGGAAGAGGGACAGGCACCGGCTGGTCCGCTCCCACCCGCTCCTCCCGAGGAGGAAACGGTAGGAGCCCGCATGGGCGAGGACAACATCGTAGCCGGGGGGCTTCCTCCTGGCATCGAGCTACCGAAGCCAGTGACGCCTCTGGGTGGTCCCGGCTTCCCAGGGAGTAAGAAATGAGGCGTACAAAGAAGGCCCCAGCTCTGAAGAACGGGAAGCCGCGTAACTACAAGAAGGAGTACGCCGACTTCCACGGGAAGCCTGAGCAGATTGCTCTGCGCTCTGCGCGGAACCAGGCACGGAAGAACGCGGAGACAGCCCTGGGCATGGAACTGCCGACAGGCATCGAGGTCGACCACAAGCAGGCCCTGTCTAATGGGGGCTCGAACAACCTGGCCAACCTCGAACTGATGCCGCGCTACATGAACCGCCGCAAGGCAGCGTCGGGCTACAACCCGCTTCGCCGCCGCCAGCAGGCAGTACCCCTTCAGCCGCTCGACCTGGAGACGGCTCTGATGGCTCTTCGCGACTACGGGCTTGTCTGATGCCTCTGTACGACTTCCGCTGCAACGGTGGCTGCGGCTACTTCACCGACATGTTCATCCCGCTGGCCAAGGTCGACAACGCAGTCTGTCCCGAGTGCCACAGTTCCATCACCATCCGGATTGGGGCGGTGATGACGGTGGGGCCGATGCCGTCCAAGCCCCTCAAGGTGGGCCAGATTGGGCGCACGTTCGAGTCTGCGTCCGAGCTTCGCGAGTACAAGAAGCAGAACCCAGGCTGGGATATGATGAGTGCCGACTCTACGTCGTGGCGAAAGCACGTAGATACGGTCCGAGAGAAGGCAGAAAGTACTGCCAAGCGACGCGGCTACCGTGACCTGGCCCAGCAGCACGAGAAGCGTCGGGTAGAGAAGGCAAAGCAACGGGGAGAGATTGACAACAAAGTTTTCGTCTAGTACACACGTCCTAGAGAGCCGTCTATGCCAATGATGAACGAACTACTGCGTGACCTGAAGGAAGACCCGCCTGCCTCCGAGGCAGACCTGCGGGAACTTCTGGACGAGCACGGGTACGACTTGGTCATGAAGACGGACTACGACGAAGACGAGGACGACGAGGACGACGAGGGCGAAGAGTACGACGGCAAGCCCAAGTCTGTCTTCGAGAAAGGCAAGTCTCCCCGAGCCCAGCTCGCAGTGTTCCGCATTACGGCTGCTCGTAATGCTGACGGAAAGGAGGCTTGATGGAGTCCGAGGAAACCGAGGCGCCTGTCGAGGCAGCGCCGGAAGCAGCAGCTGCTCCTGTCGAGGGTAGTGCATCTGAATCCGAAGTTCGTGAAGAGACATCGGAGCAGCCTGCTGCTTTTCCCTCCGCAGACGAGTTCGGATGGGACGACTGGAAAGGTGAGGTCGACAACCTCCCGGAGCAAGTCCGGGGCTGGGCCACGCCGATGCAGACGTACTACCAGAAGTGGGCCGACGACAAGGCCGCTTCGATGGTGGACGATGCCAAGTCCCTGAAGGAGTTGTACAACTCGCTCCTAGAGGGCAAGGAAGACCCACGCGTCGCCGAGTACGCTTCCAAGATCAAAGAGCTTGAAGAGGCGCAAGGTACGGCGACGACCGAGTGGGAGTCCAAGTACGGCGAGTTGGAGAAGACGTACAAGGACTACCAGTCCAATGTCGAGGCCACGATTGAGCGCGAGGCCGAGCAGTACGCCAAGTGGTTCAAGTCCGAGAACGCCGACCTGTTCGAGGACGACAACCTGGCTGCTACGTTCGTCGCGCTTCTCGACGAGGGCTGGGAGATGGAGACGGCGGCTACGGCGGCGCGTCTCCCTGCTGCCGCGCTGAATGCAGCACGGCAGGCCAAGGCGGACGGTGTTCCTGACGAATACGCGTTGCGCCTATCAGGAGGGGCGGAGAGCCCTTCAGCCCCGCGACCAGGGGCCTCGCTCACGTCTGGGGCTACTTCCCAGGCGCGTTCGAGCGAACAGATGGCCCTGCCTGATAAGGTGGAAGCCACCTCGTTCAAGGATCTTCGTTCGCAAGCTGCACGCTTCGCACTCAACCCACGTAAGAGGGGGCGGTAATGCCTATCTCTCCTGACGTTCTGGCGACTGCTCTCGACGAGTTGATGCCGGCGTACTCTGAGCTGTTCGTCAAGTGGCACCCGCTGCTCGACAAGGTACTCGATGGCGGAAACATGGATCGCGCGGCCCTGAAGGGTCCGCGTCGTGAGTTCGCGGTCGTCACTGGCGGTCCTGGTACCGTCACGCACGTCAACACCGGTTCCGAGATCATCGCCGGTGGCCGTTCACAGAACGCGCATCGCGGTCAGGTCGTCGCTCCGCGACTGATCTACGCGTTCGACGTTCCTGGCAAGGACCTGGCTGAGGCCAACGGCGAGATGGACCTCGCCCGCATCCTCCAGCACTACCCGGAGTTGGCCCTGGCCGACTTCCACGAGCGCATCGCCAAGCAGATGGGCACGGGCAACGGCTCGGGCGTTGGCTCGTTCTGTACCTTCAACGGCAACGTGAAGTTCAACCCGGACGGCACTGCCCGCGACGGCTTCTTCTCGTTCCGCGCGGCTGCCAGCCAGCAGAACAAGGTCCACGACCTCAACAGTCAGGGCGCCACGTCGGATGCTATCGACGGCTGGTTCAACCAGTACGAGGACATCACGTCCTTCGCTGTCGACGGTCGTGCGCAGATGCGCAAGGCGTACTTCGCCGCTTCCCGCGAGGGCAAGACGCTCGGCGATGTCGACCTGATGATCGGCGACGAGCAGTCCTACCTCAACTACATCGAGGACCTGGACGACCAGGTGCGCGTCACCAAGGTCGAGGGCGACAAGGCCCCCGGTCAGGTTCGTCAGGGCGTGAAGTTCCTCAACGCGGACTTCTACCTCGACGACGCCATCGACATCGCGGCTGCCACGTTCGCTTCTGGCGGCACCGGCGCTGCTGGTACGGCAACGACGGACGCGGCCCTGGCGGCCACGGCTGACGGTGTCATCTACGGGTTCAAGACCCCGTGCTGGTACTCCTTCACCCTGGGCCACGACGCGTCCAAGGAGACGAAGGGTGACTTCGCCGTTCGCGGTCCGTTCCGTATCCCGGACCAGGACCTCTACCGCTACGAAATCGTCCTGATGATGGGTCTTCACACGAACCAGCGTCGGGCCAACTTCGCCATCACCGGCGCAGCCACGCCGTAGGAGGCCATCATGGGATTCACCGCAGCGGGCATTAGCCCGACTACTGTCACTACGGACCAGCAGTGCCCTCTGGGCTTCGTTCTCACCGTTCCTGACGGCGACAACGGGCTACAGGAGTGGGTCTACGTCTTCAACGATGAGGCCAGCACTGCCTTCGCAATCGGGAACGTGATCATCAAGGACCCGAGCGCGACGACGTTCGACTTCTACGGTGGCATTCAGGCCCCGGACACGACGCACACGCCTGCTGTCATGGTGCTGGGCGTCGCACAGCACGCGATTGCTGCGGGCTCGTACGGCTTCATCCTGCGTAAGGGTGTGGGCCTCGTTCTGGCAGGCAGCGCGGGCGTGGCACTTGATTC